CTGCATAGCTGCATAGCTACCAGACCACCAACTATCGTCGCCGCGCATATACAACCCTACTTTCACTATTGTCTGTAGCCTACGCCGTATCATACCGCTGACTACCTTGTTCCATGCGTTGCCTATTAAACTAGTTATTGCTAACCCAGACATCAGCCCCCCTTCTACTGGAACCCGGTACTGCTTACCAGCCTCCGACCACACCAACACCGCCGTTTGGAACGATGCTAACACATCCGCTACCACTAGGTCGTACTCCTCTAGATGCTCCGCACTCACTACCAACCTGGCTCGGCTATATATATATCGCATTATACTCACTATCTCCTCTGTTGTCAACTGTCTCTCGAACTGAGCAAAATCAAAAGGCAGCACATACTGTTCTGTATCCTTCAACATCTGAGTCTCTCGTGTGTCCATTTCTGTTAAATCTTCATTCAGTGTACACCCCTCCCACTGCTTATAACATGGGCCTACCCACTGCTGCAACCACACCATTTTAAGATAATACGCTAAGTCGCCTGACACTGCCATTCTTATTTTGCCCTGTTCCGGTTTTACAAATGCTTTATTTACCTGTATCTGCTGCTCCATTACCCATTTATACAAAGCTTCCGGACCCTGTTCTATGTACGGTACTACATTTTTCCTTGCTGCTATCTTTACACGTTCTCCCATTACCTCTACATCCAAACGATAGTGACTAGCGGCTCCAGGCCTCACCCACACTAAGCTCGCTATCATCTGCAGAAAGCTCTCACGCCTAGTAGGCTTGGGTGTATAGTATAACTCTTCGGCTACTGCTTCCTCCCACACATAGTCTACTGTTTTCACACGTCCACCCTTGGCATACTCCTTAGCTGTAGCCGATAGATCAAACTCAGCGTATGGTAACATCCTAAAGCCTGATATCAGATTAAGCCCGACATACTCTGTCATCGGCTGGGTCGTCTTGCTGAGCATTATTTGCCCATTCAGCTTGGCCCCTGCCTTTAACAGTACGTCTAGTGTCTGATCATACAGCCCTAAAGTCATCAAAGCCTCATAACCTACTGGATTTACTATGTACATAGCTATCACTATCATACTCGTTGTATAGTCTAAACCCCACACCGTTTTCACTACCAACTGTATATCCTTACCTTCTTTTTTGTACACAGCCAACCAGTCACTAAATCTGCTACGACGCAATACTCGCTCCGCTGGTGATCTGAATTGAAAGTATTGTTCATACTCCTCATCCGACCATATCGCATGGAAACCTTTACGCTCTCGAACTTCTCGTTTACCTACTACTGACGATAACACTTCCTCCACTGTTTTTGCTGATTCATACCTATTATCTTTTATGTACATACCTTTCAAAACACGCTTCTCCCCCAACCCCAATAATTCACGCACTAGATCTAGAGAGTCCGGCCCGTATACTCGCCATAAATGGCGCAATACTGACTGAACACCCAAGACCTGCTGCGAGTCGGCCACAATGGCCTTTACATATTGAGTGAGGAAACCTCGTACACCGGTGAGGCTCCAATGGATGGTTGGATTGCTGGTGTTCGAGGTACGTCGGGCAAGCCTGCGGATGTCTCGCTCGACGGAAGGGCGTTTTTTGAACCCGAGAAGAAGCCCCACTCGTCTTGTACTGGGCCTTGAGGAACTAGATTGACTGGTTGAGACGGTGCACCATCTGTGACAACGATTGCAGAACCCGAGTTCAGCGAACGAGCCATGAACGATGTTACGAAGGCCGAGTACTGTGCCGCTGTCATCAGCAACGCATAATACTCACCTGTCCCAGCAATGTGAGAATCAGTCCGAGAGTTGTAGTCTAAACCCGGCGTTAAAAGTGGGAGCACTGCTGTGAGTAGCCCTAACGCAAGGCCAGGTGTCCTTGGTGCCATCACAAAGCCTACGGGCCTCCCAAGCACGTTAGGGGCATTCGTAGCAACAGAAACTGGAATAGCTGTACCCAAACTAAGAGCAACCAGGGTCCGCCATGCCCACGTACGTTTGCCCGACGAATACGGCACGTCCATATCGTTGAAAGTGTTGTATCCAGAACGCTGCTTGTCAAAGGGTGCCAAAAACCCACCAAGACATGGACGTGTTTCAAGATCTCGTACTTTCATGTCGCGGAAGGGGCCCAACATTGGAGCGCAACTTTTCGGGATATTTTCAAGCAAAAGATACAACATCGTATCCGATATCATACCCCCTGGAATCATGTCGGCCAAACCAACGCCAGCAGCAGTTACAGGAGGCATCATAGTACGGGGAGGTAAGCACCGGGCGACGCTACGACCGTACACATCTGTCACAGGGCCACACCCACTCACTCCAACAGTAATCTTGTCTAACATGTCAGAGAGGGCCACAGGGGCTCGGCCACCGCCAGCCAGGTAAATCATCCGAAGTCTGTTCAAACCTTCGTACCGCGAAGTCCCGCCGATGATGGTATTCCAAACATTCATACTGTAACCTGTTGTAGCCCAAAAGACTGACCAAATAGCAGCCTCATGTAACGCAGTGATCAAGGCCTTCGCTTGGATGAGATCAGGTGAGAAAATGTCCTTCATTGTCGTTGGAGTTCTGTGAGGCTCGATCAAGTCCATCGCAAGATAATTCCAGTAGGAAGGACTGGTATCCATCGCCACCAGCCTTGAGGCAACGTTGGAAGGAGCGTTGACCTGGGCATATGTAGCTGGCGCACCCCAAGCGTATGTACCCACTCCTGCGGCTTGACATAGACCAAAAACTGGGTCTGTCAGCTCTGCCTGAGTGTGAAAAGCCGCTCCAAAGGCAAGTGCCTCGCCTTTCGAACCCAAGTGGCTGAGACATGCAACCACCTTCCATGACCATGCGAGCGCGTTAAGACTGCCGGTCTGTGAGGCAAACATGGTCAAGAAGTTACTAACCATGGGAGCAGAGACTGCACCCTGCGCCCCTAGCTGATACAGCCAGGTGTCCTGGTATGCGAACCAATTGGTCGGCGGAATGGCTGCACCGATTGCATTGTAGTCCAAAGGGACAGTACCTGCTGCAAAAATCAAACCTGTCCTGTCAGGAAAAGGTCCTGAGGTGATTCTATGCGTAGCTGTGACTATTGCGTCTGGACCGTTGCGAGCTGGGTAAGTGCCATTCATACGAGGCAAGATGAAATTGTAATGACGCCGACGAGGAGGGCAGACAATTGTCGAAGCAAGACAAACGTAAGTCTGTAACCCCCCATTTGCTCCAGCCGAGTCCTCAGTAGCCCGATTAATGGTGAACAAATCGCCATTCTGCATCCACATTGAGGCAAAGAGAAAGAAATTCATACTGGTGGGGTAACCCGACACATCAGTAATCATAACCCACTCTGGAATATAGACTGCATCAGCCTGGTCAGCCACTGGCACTGAAGCATAGGATGTATGAAGCGAAAAGGTCGATGCCTCTACACCAAAAGCGACACGGTCCCCAAATGGCATACCTCCTTGGTAGAGGTCTTGACCATATAGCACTGGGACTGCCTGGCCTGGAAGGTAGGGGATAGGATAGTCATAATCATTCCACATGGTCATCTGATTTGTCAGGAGCAACCTATCATTAGTCTCACCCCAAGCCAAGCTGTGCAGCATCGGCAACAATCTCAGGTAGAGACCTTCAAGCGAACAACCCGCAGTTGGCGTCCACCGAGCCACGTTCATGATGTCTACCTCGCCAAACCCACCTGCCGCCACGTTCTGTGCTCGCTTTGCAGCATTCAACGTCTTGAGATCGAATGACGCCTCGATGTCGAGAAGTAAAGCACGTTTCACAATGGGCGTAGGCGGCGCGAGAGCCAACATATCTATGTACGCCAAAGGCACCTGTCTCTGCACACCAACCAAAGGGGTCAAAGCCACACCTGGAGCTGCTCTCTCTCGCCTAGGAACCAAACTCGTCATTGAAATGCCCGCCTGAGAAGGAGCGCCCACGACCCCCCCCGATGTCACAGGAATACCACGGAAAACTACCTGCTGGTAAACCATTGTCCCGTCGTTTGCGTTCCCCCCCCCGAGGTCCGTGCTTGAGACGTCTGTCATCAGAGTAAGCGGAGAAAACACCTTGTCTGCTGTCGCTGTTTTCATCGCATTACTCTCAGTAAGCTCATCGATCTCTGATTGCAGCACGGGAAACTTGCCGGGTCCTGGGTTGAGCTCAATGCCGACAAGAACCTTCTTCCGTGTAAAAGGGTCAATATAATAACGCACTTGGACTACTTCGTAGGCCAAGGTATCTGGTTTGAAACCC